CTGCTATTTCTGGTATGTTTTCTTCAAACCTATATACACGTTGTTCATGGTTTCCAAAGGTAACGTGTCTAGGTATTCTAGGATTATCAATATGCTTATCAAGTAAGTCTATAGATGATCTTAGAGATTCTATATCTACCATGTAAGCATCTTTAAGCTTACCTGCTTGAGTAGAGTTTTTTTGAAAAAAAGATAGACTATCAAAAGAAGCCCAATCTCCTATTTGTATTATATAATCTGGTTTAACTGATTTAATATACTTACCCATCCATTTAAAACGATCTTGTTCTATATGTGGGCTATCATGTGCATCGCCTATAACGATAACTCTGTGACCTTTAAACATATTCTATTCCATAAAGAAATAAAATACTGACGCAATAAAACTACCTATTAAGATAATAATACTACCTGCACCTTTCCACTTATTCATATCGGCTTTCATTTCTTTAACATCCTTTCCTAGTTCATCGATTGATTTGATTAGTTGTTTCATTCTTTCAGAACATAATCTTTCATGTGATGAAAGTCTTACCCCAGTTGTTTGCTCTGTATACATCTGTACTTGGTTAAGTTTTTTTCTAGCCATATTAATAAACCCAAGACACCATTGAGTATCTGTTTCCTTTAGTTAATTTTTTAATTTCATGTGGATATAAAAAGTTGCTAGGAAAAATTATTGTTTCTCCTGCTTTTAATTTGTATTTAAACTTTTTACACATAATTAATTCTCCACCTTCGTAATTGTCATTTAATGCTGTAATAATAGATAGAGTAGGTATTCCACCTGATTGTCCATCATTTTTAAATAAATCATGTATATGGTCACAATGATTTTTCATTGAAGTACCTTTAGTGTATTGCATAAATTTTGGAAAAGAAAAACCATTCCAACCATTGTACCAATCCATTTTTTCTTTTTTTAAAAATACTAAAATATATTGTTCAATAATTTTAAACCATTTATCTTTTATTAAATCTCCAGTAGTTATAATTTTTTCATCTCTCAAAAATGAAACTTCTGGGTCATTACCTACAGTTTTTTTATCATTATTTTTAAGATTGTAAAAAGAATGTGTTTTATTTTTAAATGTATCTAAAGAATTAATAATTAATTTACATTGTTTTTTTGTAAAAAAGCCATCAAAAACTTTAATATAATCTTGAACTTTTAATTTCATTATTGATATTTGTAATTAATAATAACAATTCCTGAGCCACCATAACTTCCATCAGCATACTGTGATGATGAAGCTCCTTGACTTGTCCATGAACCTGCACCACCTGCACCTAAATAATTTTCTGCTCTTAAAGAACCATAAGCATAAGAAGAAGGATAACCACCACCTGCATCTCCACCACCACCAGTTCCACCTTCGCCACCATTTGTAGAATAAAATCCTCTACCACCACCACCACCTGCGTAAGTAACTGAAGAACCAGTTATTGAATTTGCTAAACCATTACCACCATTTCCACCACCAGAACCACTACCAGACGCACCTGCTCCTGATGCTCCACCACCACCACCACCTGCTTCAGGGTGTGGGTCGTAACCATTTCCACCATTGTTTCCTTGACCTGATGTTCCTGAACCTGCTGTAACATTGCTATCTCCTTTACCACCACCACCAGAACCACCATTACCTAGTGAGCCACCATTTTGGTCTGCTTTACCACCACCAATAGCAGTTAATCCGAATAATGTACTATCGCCACCTTGCCCATCAGAATTGTCGCCAAAGCCACCTCCACCACCAACAACTAAAGCATAATTTTGTACTGTAACAACTTTGTCATAAGTAGATGTTGCTCCATTAGTAAGTAAGCCACCTGCTCCACCACCACCTGAACCACCTGAACCACCACCTGCTACCATTAAGTACCAAACTTTATTTCCATAAGTGCTGTTAGTTCCAAGTGATGTAACATTCCAAGTAAATGCTTTGTTAGTATCTGCTGTATCTCCACTTGCATCATTTTTAAATGTGTGAATTTTATAATCTCCTGAATAAGAAATTGCACCACCTGTAGCTTGTAAATATATAGGTGGATTTTGTACTATAATATTGAAATCTCTGTCAGCAGTTTTACCATTTGCTGTTGCTCTAACTGTAAATGAATAAGTTGTTGAACCACCTACTGATTGGTCTGTAGGGTCACCAGATAATACACCTGTTGAAGTGTTTAATGAAATTCCTGAAGCTGATAAATTACTTCCAACTTCTGAAAATGTTATTGTATCTCCATCTGGGTCTGATGCTGATAATGTAAAATGTGTTCCAGTTACATCATGATTAACAGTTCCTAAATTTCCTGCTGAAGTTGTCCAAGTAACAGGATTATCTACATTAATTACATTTGATAATGTTCCAAATTGATTAGTAGAGTTTGTAATTTTAATATCATATGGCTCTTTAGAATTAACAAAAGAAGATTTAGGTATAACTGCTGTAATTTGAGTTCCACTATTAACTGTTGTTGAACTTGCTGTAATTATTGTTCCATCATTACCAATAAAAGTAGTTACATCTCCTGTAGAAAAGTTTCCACCTGCAATTACAAATGTTTGATTGCCACCTGCTCCACTATCTACTTCTACATCATCAACTGAACTTACTGTTGGTGTAGCAAATATTTCTGTTATGCCTGATGAATTTTTAGCTTCAAATCTATTTGTATCAGAATTGTATCTAACTTGACCAACTGTAGAACCTCTTTGTCCAGTTGAACCTACAGATACTTTAGTACCTGCTGTACCACCATCACTTATATTATCTGGTAATCTAGCATTAGGTAAAGTTCCTGTAGTTAAAGCACTTGCGTTATCACTTGCAGGTACATTATCTAAACTAGCTGATTTTACATCACCATTTGCGTCTAGTAAGTCTGCTATGTTTCTTGCTTTAGTCATTAATTATTTTCCTTGCAGTTGCATTGTTTAATTTTAAATATTTTACAAATTATGTTTTTAATAGTTTTCATATTTTTTTATCCATTAGTATTGAAGTGAAACACCTCTTATTCTAGCTTCTTTAGAACCACTAGATTGATTAGCAAAAGATATTTTATATTTTAATTGTGTTCCTGCTGTAACAGCTAAGTCATTAACTTTAGCCATTTTGATACCAGTAGAATAATTAGGTAAAGCTGAAAGTGTAGCTGTACTCCAGTTACTTCCATTGTCTGCTGATAACTGTAAAATAATATCTGTGTTTAAAGTGTTTGTTCCTGCATTATCTTGGTAAGTTATAATCGCACCCATTTTAGATGTGCTTGATGGTGCTGTAATTACATTAGATATAAAGTTTCCAGTTGCACCAACATTATATCCTTGAGTGTATGTTTTAGCTTGTGTATAACTTAAATTAGCATCACCCCATACAGCACTATTAGCTGTGTATTTTAAATACCTTGCAGTAAATTGTGTGAAGCCTGTTAATTTTAGAATTACACTATCTTGGTTTCCTGAATGTACTGCCCAATCAGCAGTACCACTACTTGTAAAATTAGATAAAGCAGGTTGTGAACCATTATAATTGACTGTAGTTTGAGTAGTGTTTACTAAATTAACAGGTGTGTAAGTACTATTATCTGTACTGTATGATACTGTAATACTTGTTGCATCTCCATTAGCTTTTTTCTTTCCTAAATCTAGTGTATGAATAAGTTTACTACTACCCCAATCAAATGTTTGGAAACCACTTGTTGAAGAATTAGTTGTATAAGCTGTTTGGTTAGTTGCAAGTCCATCTTGTGAATGTGCTACTGCATTATTGTCTTCAACTATATTACCACCACCTATTGCTGTGGCTATATTAGTATTTGCTACCAATGAACCTAAAACTTGTGAAGAAACAAATTCTCCAGTATCTCTTGCACTTGTTGTAAATGAAGCAATCCCAGAACTGTCTTGGAATACATCAACAAAACTAGAGTTAGTATTGTAAGCTATAGCATTTTCTGTTGTTGCACTTCTTAAAGCTATTGTAGATAAATCATTAACAATATCATTATCGTCAAAAGAAGTTGCGTGTTGAGATACACTTGATGCTGAAATCCTAGCATCAGCTAAAGTACCTGTTGTAATTTTTGCTGTATCTAAATTTGGTATTTGACTTGCTGTTAGTCCAGTTAAGTCTGCACCACTAATATTATATTTTACTGATTTATATGTTGTCATAATTATTTATCCTCTAATAGCCACCCATTTGTTGAATTGTAATAAACTAGAGAAAAACCTGCTCTTTCAGTTGTTACATCTAAATTTGCTGAAGCACCTTGAATTTTGCTACTGCCATAAAGTATTGTTAAATCGTTTGTGTCAAAAGTTCCTGACACATCAAGAAATCTTATTGTGTCACCTATTGTTCCTGCAGGTAAAGTTACATCAACTGCATTACTTGTAGTATCTACAAAATAATTCTTTTTAGTTTCTGCTGTAAAGTCTGCTGATTTACTTTCCCATATTGAACTTGTTGTTCCAAATTCTAAAGCTGTTCCACCAGAATTAACTACTAATGCTTGTCCTGCTGATCCAAAAGTGCTTGGTGTATCTGTTAAATCTTTAATTGATATATTGGCTAATTCAAATGTACCATATGTTATTATATCTACAACATCTGCTGCTGTTAATGCACTAGCAAATACTAATGAAGTTCCAGAACTAGCTGTTACATCAGTACCTAAAACTTGTTTTATACCATTTAAAAAAATATCAACAAATCCTGCATCGTATGCTAAAGTTTTACTTGAAGCTTCCGAATATCCTGTACCAGATGCACCAGATAAAGTTGTTGGTGTTCCAGTAATATTATAAATATATCTTTCTGATGTTCCATTAACTGTGCTACCTGCTGCTGCCCATCCAGAAGATTTGTAAACTTTTAATTCATTAGCTGTTGTGTCAAAATATAAATCACCAACATTTAAAGATGATGATGGAGCTGAACTTGAAATTCTATAAAGATCTGCAAAATTTTGAACTGCTGCTAAATTTGTATTAACAGTATTAATTGCTCCTATAGCATTACCAACATTATTTACATTAGTGTTTGCTGAAGCTACAGTATTAATATTTGTTGCATTTGCATTAACTGCATTAATTGCTGAAGCTGAATTGTTTATTGTTGTAATTGCACTAGACATACCAGCAACTGTTGTTACGTTAGCTTTAATATCTTCTACTGCTTGAATATCAGCTGAAATATTTTTAACTGCTGTAACATCTGCAGCAATACCAGCAACTACACCAATGTTTGTAATAACATTACTTGCGTTTAAATTATTAATATTAGTTATTGCACCTGCAACTGCATTAATATTAGAAACTGCATTACCAACTATATCAACATTAGTTATAGCATTTGCTACAACTTCAATTTCAGAAGTTGCTTCGTTTAAATCATCTGCTACAGTTTCTACTTCTGAAACAGCTTCTGCTAAATCATTTGCAACTGCAACAACTTTTGCAATATCTGCAGCTACTGTATTTACTGAACCTATTGATCCAGCTACTAAATTTATATTTGTTGCGTTTCCTGCAACTGAAGTTACATTACTTGCAATATTTCCAACTGTTACAATATCACTAGCTATTGCTGCTACTGCTGAAACGTCTGTTATATCTTGGTCAAATTCTAATGCTGTTCCTGCTGAGTTTACTGATAATATTTTATTAGCAGAAAGGTTAGGAAAAGTTAATCCATATGTATTTGATGTAGTTGCTGCAGCTTGAGGAGAAAATTTAAGATCTCTTTCTACTTGCTGTATCATAGCAACAACTTTATCTAATTCTGTATTTAATGATCCAATTTGAAAAGCACCAGATGTTGGAAAATCAGTAGATCTTTCTACTGCCATATCTCTGTAAATAGTATAAATTACTCCGTTAGTAGATGCTCCACCTAAAGTAATAGATCCACCTCCACTTACACCTGCTCCCGATACCGAATATTGAGATGCACTAGCTGGAGTTGCTGCATAAGTTAATAATGAACTTCCTGCATATACTTTTAAATCTGCGTTAGTAAAAAACTCAAAACCAACAGCAAATGTAGTTTGCGTATTAGCAGCAGTATATTGTACTCTAGGAGTAGTGTCGGATATTGTTATGCTCATTATTTTATTTTATGCCTTTTTGTAGGTCGTCAAACAACCAATCGAGATACCATACATTCTGCCAAGGAATTAACCTACGCACATTTTTAGCTGTGTGGTGATTATAGTTACCTCCTGCTGTGTCATAAATAATATCAAAGATGTTATAAATCTGTCCACCAGAAGGGCCAAGTACAGTTCCCATTTTCCATCTTGTAGATGAACCATATGGTTTACCTGCACCAAGTAAAGGAGAAATTCCAAATCTATTATCTGTTAATGTTTCAATTGCTTTATTAACATCTACATAAATTCCTGCTAAACCAGATCTATCAAAACCATTCATTAATTTTTCTGTTAATGATAACTTGTCATAATCTCTATTAAATCTAGTTTTATGATATAGTTTATCAACTAACATACCAGAACCTAATAATAAAATAGAACCAAATAAGAAGTCTGCATCTTTTTCTTGCATACCTCTAATTAAAATTCTTTGACTTGCTGCCATAGCAAATTTTTTAAACTGAGCTA